AGTACCTTGTACAATCTTAATATACTTTTTACCTTGACTTACTTTTGTATTGTTATCCCAATTATCAACTTGTTCTTTAGAATAACCAGTCAACTCTTTACCACCACTAGTTGACATTCTAACATAATCGGCTTTAGCACCTTCCATCATGTTTTTAATACCATCATTTAAATTATCTGCTGTTTTAGAAACGTACATTATTTTCCTCCATTTACATAATATTGAGTTAAGTCTTTATAAGTGTCTTTTTCTCTAGCTTCTGCCTCAGCGAATAAAGTTTGAGAAAATAAACACATCAAATAACTAGTGATACCAGTCAAAGCTGCTGCTGCCCCTAGTAAATATTGATCTGTCTCTATCGCACCTGTGGCACTAACCATTGCTAGTGTACCAACTACTGCGAAAACTAATGTCATATATTCATATATTTTCTTTTTCATATTGTACTCCTTATATTGCGTAATCTTCAATTGATTCACCATCTTGAGCTAACGCATCACTCAAATAATAGTCTTCTTCTGATATTGTATTATCATCATTTGACAAGTAATCTAAATTCTTATCAAATATTTCTTCATTTTTTGTTTTTTTCTTTTTCATAGTGTTTTTTCCTTTGTTCATATAGCTAATATACATGGTAAATAGTACGAAGTACAGATAAAAATGGTAAAAATAGCAAAAAAATTGGTTAAAAAAGGGTTGATTTACTTGACTTTTTTATTTTTTTTGTTCACCATTTGTTCTGGTTGTGTAAAAACTTGTAAATTTTCGCCAGATTATGAGAAAATTGGCGATTCGGCGTTGAAAAATAAAGAAAATTTGACGGAAACGAATCTACGAAGTGGAAAAATGGCCTGTAAATTTTAAGATAAATAGAAATATGGAAAAATATTGTTTAAATTGTGGACACGACTGTCATTGTGGCGGCGATTGTATGAAAAATTACGATGGCAAGGGTGAAATTAAGTGTTGTGGTCAATGTAGGCATGAAAAAGAAGAAGAAAAAATAACAAATAATGAAGATTTATTTAATGGAGCATAAAAATTATGAGTAAAATGAGATTATACAAATTTTGGAACGAAAATGGCGATGAAAAAGAAAAAGAAGCGATGAGTTTAAAGAAAGCAGTGATGTCAGTACAAGGCGATTACAAAGATAGATTTATTAGTGTTGAATATGTAAGTAAAAAAGGTAAACAAATAAGTCAATCGGTAGAAATACCAATGGGTCGTAAAATTAGACAATCAATGGCTTTAGAAAAAAAGAGATTAGCTAAAAAAGCAGCATTAGAGGCTAGAAGATAATGGCCAAAATAGCGAAATCATTTGTGGCACATGAGAGAATGCCTAAAAAGACTTCTCAAGGTAATAGTAAAAGAGTAAAAATGAGTTCTATGAATAAATCTCGCAAAAGATCATTTAAGATTTACAACTCACAAGGAAAATAATGCCAGCAATTAGTAGAAAAGGCGATAGCTTAAGTACAGGTCATATATGTGCAAGTACAACTACACTAGATACGCCTGGTCAATCAACTGTTAGGGCGAATAGTATATTAATCGCCAGAGTTGGTGATCCTACGGTTGCTCACCCTAACCCACCTAGTCCACCTTGTCCTAATCACGTTGCGAATGTGAACGCAGGAAGTGGTACTGTTAGAGTAGCAGGGGTATTTGTGGCGAGAATAGGCGATAGTGCAGACGCTGGAGTAATGACTTCAGGTTCTTCAAATGTTTTCTCTGGTTAGTGTATAAATATTGGTATGGCCAATTTAAACGCAACTAACAATAGTAAACGTGCTACTAGAATATACAAAGATTTAGATTTAGACTTTGGTAGAAATGTTGTTACTAATGATGTAAATAAATTGACTGATGTTGAATCAGTAAAAAGAAGTGTTAGAAACTTAATTAATACTAATCACTTTGAAAGACCATTCCACCCAGAGATAGGTGGTAATGTTAGAGCGTTATTATTTGAGCCAATGACACCATTGACTGCTCTTAACTTACAAAGAAAAGTTGAAGAAGTATTAAACAACTTTGAACCAAGAGCAAAGATAACACAAATTTTGGCTGATCCTGATATTGATAGAAATGCTTATAGACTTGAAATTAAATTTTATGTTATAGGAATACAAAACCCAATTACAGTAGAAACATTTTTAGAAAGATTAAGATAAGATGGCAAGCAATAAATTACAAGTTTCAGATTTTGATTTTGACGATATAAAAGCAAATTTAAAATCATTTTTACAAGATCAATCAGAGTTCCAAGATTATGATTTTGAAGGTTCTGGATTTGCTGTCTTATTAGACTTACTTGCTTACAATACACACTACCTAGGTTTCAATGCTAATATGTTGGCAAATGAAATGTACCTAGACAGCGCTGACATTAGAAAAAATATTGTGTCTTTAGCTAAGATGTTAGGTTATACACCAACATCGCCTAAATCACCTACAGCAACAATTGATGTATTGATGAATAATATTCCAACAACGACTGCTACCATTACTATGGCAAAAGGTACAGCATTTACAACTACAGTAGATGGTGAAACTTATCAGTTTGTAACAAATGCGTCTCATGTTTTAACACCAACAAGTGGTGTTTATAGATTTTCAAATATTCCTGTATTTGAAGGAACACTAGTTACCTTTAAATATACAGTTGACAGTACAGATGTTGACCAAAGATTTATTATACCAAGTGTAAGCGCAGATACGACAACTTTAAAAGTATCTGTACAAAATTCAGCTAGTGATACCACAACTAACACTTATACATTAGCAACTGGTGTGACTGGTATAACATCAACATCTAAAGTTTATTTTTTACAAGAAATGGAAGATGGTAAATTTGAAGTTTATTTTGGTGATGATGTATTAGGAAATAAATTAGATGATGGTAATATTGTTATATTAGAATATATTGTATCAAATAAAGATGAAGCAAATGGCGCAAGTTCATTTACTCTATCAGGCAACATTGGTGGGTTTTCTGATGTAAGTATAACAACAGTATCAAATGCTCAAGGTGGCGCAGAGGCTCAATCAAAAGAGTCAATTAGATTTAACGCACCATTACAATACTCAGCACAAGATAGAGCTGTTACCACAGCAGATTATGAAACAATTGTAAAATCTTTATATCCTAATGCTCAATCAGTTTCTGCTTGGGGTGGTGAAGATGAAGAAAACCCAGTTTATGGTGTTGTTAAGATTGCGATTAAAGCGGCATCAGGTTCTACTTTGACAAATACAACTAAAACAGATTTAGTTACACAATTAAGAAGATACAATGTTGCTTCTGTTAGACCAGAGATTGTTGATCCTGAAATAACTAAAATTTTACTAACAACTAATGTTAAGTTTGATGAAAAGGCAACAACTAAAATAGCTGATACTTTAAAATCAGAAGTATTAACAACTCTTACAAATTATAATACAAATACACTATCACAATTTGATGGTATCTTTAGATACTCAAAAGTTACAGGATTAATTGATGGTACAGATAGTTCTATATTATCAAATATAACAACATTAAAAATTAGAAAAGATTTTACACCTACATTATCAGCATCAACAAAATATAATGTTTACTTTAGAAACGCATTATATAATCCACACTCTGGACATAATTCATCAGCAGGTGGTATATTAGAAAGTTCTGGTTTTAAAGTATCAGGTGATAGTTCAACAGTATTCTTTTTAGATGATGATGGTCAAGGTAATATAAGACGTTATAGTTTCTCAGGCGCAACTAGAGTTTATGCGAATAATAACCAAGGAACAATTGATTACGATACTGGCGCAATAACTATAAACTCTTTAAGCGTATTAAGTGTAGAAAATATTAGAGGCTCAGTCTCTACAAAAATAGAATTAACAGTAGTACCAAATTCAAATGATGTAGTTCCAGTAAGAGATCAGATATTAGAAATAGATACAGCCAATTCGTCTATCACAGTTAGTGCAGATACTTTTGTTGGTGGCTCTTCTGACGCAGGAGTAGGGTACACAACATCAAGTAGCTACTAATGGCAAAGTTTACCAAAAAGATAACTAACCTCATAAATCAACAAGTACCAGAGTTTGTACTTAGCGATCACCCTAAATTTTTAGAGTTTGTAAAAACTTATTATAGGTTTATGGAATCTGCAGAGATTACTCTGGAAAACATAGAGTTAACAGATGGTATACAATTAGAAACAGAAACAGCGCAAACAAATAGTTTAGTATTAGACGCTTCTAAATTAGATACAGATAGAACATCTTTGGATGCTGGTGATAAAATATTATTAGAAGATTCTGGATTTGGTAAATTTACAAGAGGTGAAACAGTCACAGGTCAAACATCTAATGCTACAGCCACTGTCTTATCAGAAGATTTAGTTAATAATAGATTATTCATATCAGCACAAGATAAGTTTATACAAGATGAAGTTATCATAGGTGCCACATCAACAGCAAGAGCTACAATATCTAATTACAAACCAAATCCTGTAAACAATATACAAGACTTATTAAATTTCCGTGATCCTGATAAAGCAATCTCAAACTTTTTAACTAAATTTAGAAACGAGTTTTTAAATACATTACCAGAAGTTTTAGATACAAATATTGACAAAAGGAAATTAATTAAAAATATTAAATCTGTTTATAGAGCTAAAGGCACTCAAAGAGGACACGAAGTATTTTTTAGATTTTTATTTAATTTAGATTCAGAGACTTTTTATCCTAGAGAACAAATGTTAAGAGTATCAGATGGTCAGTTTGATACTAAAAAAATTATAAGAGCAATTGGTACAATTGGTGATACATCAAATTTAATTGGTAGAACAATCACAGGACAAACTTCAGGCGCAACCGCTGCTGTAGAAAACGTATTTAAATTTCAAATAGCTCAAAACGAAATTTCAGAATTTATTTTAAATGCAGATACCATATCTGGTGGCCCATTTGTTACTGGTGAAGAAATTAGAGGTACAGAGTCAGATGAAAATGATACGTTTATTAAAGCAACAGTTACAGGTATACCTAATATAATTAGTATTACAAATGATGGTAATTTATTAAGTTCTGGTGACTCAATTACTTTTTCAGGTGCTGGTAATGGTGCAATTATTCAAGTAGATAACGTAGGGTCAGGTGGTATTACAGAATTATTAATTGATGATGCTGGAACAGGTTATGCGATTGGTGATGATATTACGTTTACAAACACAAATACAAATGGTGGAGGTGCCGTGGCAAAAGTATCTGTTGTTAATGGTGGTATCACACCAGAAACAGGAACAACAGGCGCAACATCAGTAGATCATATAGTATTAGAAGATGAGACAGTAAGAGGTGATGTTTACACAGGAAATAAAATTGTACAAGAAAGTGGATCAGGAAATGAAGATATTACAGATATTAGAATTATAAACTCTGGTAGTGGTTATACATCTTTACCTACAGCAGTTGTCACAAGTAGTGGTGGAAGTGGAGCAAAAATAATTCCTTTTGGTGGTGAAATAGGTAGATTACTTAGCACTAAAAAAATTGAGACAGGCGCAGGTTATGAAGGATCACCAAGTCCTACAATAAAATTACCAAGTACAATTATTGTTAAAGATAAGACTGTTGGTAGTTTTACAGATGACGAAACTATTACTGGTTTAGATTCTAGTTCATCAGCTGTGACAGCCACATTTGTATCTTTTGATTCATCAAATAATTTAATTGTAGTAAAAGATGCCACAGGTGTTTTTGATGAGGCAAGAACAATAACAGCTGGATCATCTGGTATTACAGCAACAGTATTAAAACATGATCTTGCAACAGCAACAGCAACAGTAGGTGCTGTTGTGGATACTGCTGGTGAATTTATAAACGAAGATGGTCATTTATCAGAAACAACAATGAAGATACAAGATAGTTTATACTATCAGGATTTCTCATATGTAATTAAAGTTGGTAGATCAATAACTGACTGGCGAGATAGTTTTAAAAAGACTATGCATACTGCAGGTTTCTATTTTACAGGTCAAGTGGATATTGCTAGCCAAGTAAATAATAGAATTAGAAGTTTCACAGGTATTAATAGTGGATTGGTATTTGATCCAGGTGCTGATTTAGTAATCAATACTTTATTCTCTACAATATTTGGTAGAAGATTAGGTACGGTAGATGATGGCACTACATTAAGAGGTACACCAGGTGTTGGCGTTGATCCTGATTTTACAGATTCTACGACAGAACACTTTACTACGAATACAAGAGATTTAACTTTAAAAAGAGTTTATAGTCTTAAATTTAGAACAAACGCAAAACCTATAACTATTAGGGGAATAGAAAATAAGTATGGTTTCGCATATTGTGGCCCTACAATGAATACACTAAATAGATTTGCGTTATCACATTTTAGTGGAAGTGGTGGTAGAGCTGTCACTACTACAACAGGTGGTGCCTCAGATAGTACGGTTACGACATCTATATCGCCAATGAGATTAGACAATTTCGCTGAATTAAGATTGACAGGCACTTATAATACATCACTTGATGGTGAAGTAGTACAATTTAGAGATATAACAACAGATAGGTTAAAAACGAATTTAGCGTTACCTACAGAAATAACAGAAAAGGATTTATAGTAAGCGTATAAATATAATTAGAAAAAGAGGAAAATATGCCAGCAATAATAACTAATAAATTTAGAATCCACAATCAGGAACAATTTGTGGAATCATTTACAGAAAGTGCTGCTAATGTCTATTATTTAGGTATTGGTAGACCACAAGCTTTCACCACTTATACAAGAGGTGATTTAAGAACAGATAATTCAGGTAGTGATAGTGCACCTTTAACACCCGTAGATTCAATAGGAGACGAATTTTATACTTTTGATGACTTGCTGGCCGCTAAAAAAGTAACAAGTTCTGATGTTTCTATTTGTATTCCTCGTAGAAACTGGACAACTGGTACAGTTTATGATTATTATAGACACGATTATGGTAATAGAGTAACAGGTGGTACTTCTACTCAAACTGCAAATAGTGGTGCAACAAATTTATTTGACGCAACTTTTTATGTTATGTCAAGTGCTTTCAATGTGTACAAATGTTTAGATAATAATAGTGGCGCTAATTCAACAGTAGAGCCAACTGGTACATCTTCATCTATACTTACAACTGGAGATGGATACAAATGGAAATATATGTACACTTTATCTGCGACTCAACAATCAAACTTTTTATCAACAGACTTTATGGCAGTCGCAACAAACTCAACAGTTAGTTCTGCTGCGGTTGATGGCGCAGTCAATATAGTAAAAATTAAAACAGCTGGTTCTGGTGGAACAAATGGTACACATGCAAGTGTTCCAATTAGAGGTGATGGATCAAGTGGTG